AGCTGATAATGGAGAAGGTAGTGGAGCAAATACCGGTAATGTAGAAACTACTGAAACTAAAACAGATGGACAGGAAACTGCTCAAGAAGAAAAGACTTTTACACAAGCTGATGTTGATAGGCTTATTCAAGAGAGAGTAGCTAGAGAGAAAAAGAATCAGCTATCAAAAGATGAATTAAAGGCTTATAACGAGTGGAAGGAAAGTCAAAAGACAGAAGAAGAAAAGAAAAATGAAGCTTTAACCAATGCTGAAAATGCAAGAATTGCAGCAGAAGAAAGAGCGAATAGTCTTGAAGCAAAAGTAACTTGTTTATCTAAAGGAGTTATAGCAACTTCTGTAGATGATGTTGTAATACTTGCTAAAGCTATGGTTACAGATGAAATTACTGTTGAACAAGCAATTGATAAGGTGCTAGAGAAGTATCCAAGTTTTAAAGGAGAACAGCAACAAGAAGATAATAAAGGTTTTATAATTGGTGCTGGAGCAGAGAATTTAAAAGGTAATGCAAATGATGCATTAGCAGCAATATTCGGAAATAAATAAAAAGAAATGGAGATGATTTTTAATGGCAGTATATAGTTATGCTGAACAATTTGAAAGAGAATTACAACAAAAATATGCAAGGGAGTTAACATCTTATGATTTAGAGAAATCTAATCCAAATGTTAAATTTATTAATGCACAAACTATTAAATTACCTAAGATTACAGTTAGTGGATATAAGGACCATAATAGAGCATCTATGGGATTTAATGCTGGAACAATAGCTAATGAATGGGAACCAAAGAAGCTTACTCATGATAGAGATATTGAGTTTGCTTTAGATCCAATGGATGTAGATGAATCTAATTTAACTGTCGAAATAGCAAATGTTCAAAATGTATTTGAAACAGAGCAAGCTATTCCTGAAAGAGATTCTTATAGATATTCTAAGCTATATTCAGAAGCAGTTGCATATAAAGCTAATGGAGCAGTTGTTGATACTATAGCTCTAACAGCAGCTAATATTTTAACTTGGTTTGATAATCAAATGGAGATTATGGATGATAAAGGTGTTCCGTCAGAAGGTAGAATATTATATGTAACTCCTGCTATTAATAAGCTATTAAAAAATGCTGATGGAGTAGGTAGGAATATAAATGTTAGTTCAAATAATGGTAAAATAGACAGAAGAGTTTACTCATTAGATGATGTAAAGATTGTAAAAGTACCATCTGCTAGATTGAAAACTAAGTATAATTTTACAGATGGATGTGTTCCAGCAGATGATGCAAAACAAATTAACATTATACTTATTCATCCATCATGTCAAGTTACAAGACAAAAATATGCTTATATGAAGTTATTTACACCTGGAACTGATTCAAGAACTGCAGATAAGTACGTATACCAAACTAGAGAATATGGAGATACATTCTTAATTCAAAATAAGGCTTGTGGTATAGCTATTAATGCTGAAGCATAGAAGAGGAGGAAGATATGAAAGCTAGTAAAGGAAACAAAGTCTACACGATAGATGAAACTCTAAAATTTTCATATCAAGCACAAGGATATGATATTTTAGATGATGAAGGAAATATTATTCAATACGGAGCTGGTAAAACAGTTTCTTATGAAGAATATAATGCTTTAGAGAAAAAATCTATTAAGTTAGAAGAAGAAAATAAAAAATTAAAAGATGAAATTAAGAAATTAAAGAAGGGTGCTGAATAGTATCCTTCTTTTTTAAGGGTGTGATTAAATGTCTTATGTAGATAGCACATATTATGAAGAAAATTTTAAAGGAACAATTATTCCGAGTGAAGGAATAGAAAATAAACTTGAAAGAGCAAGTGATCAAATAGATACTCTCACATATAACAGAATAAATGGCAAAGGCTTTGATAATTTAACTAGTTTCCAACAAGATATAACAAGAAAAGCTGTATGTAGTCATGCAGAATTTATTGAACAATATGGAAGCTATATAAATGTGCCCTTAAGTGGATTTAGTGCTGGTAGTATTAGTGTAAGCTTTAATGCAGAAAAGCTTAATGGAATTACAACTACACAAGAAGTATTAAATTACCTTAAACAAACAGGATTAACTTGTAGGAGGTTATAGTATGGGATTTAAGTTACCATTTCCTAAATGGTTATCTAATACAGCAATAGAAGTATGGGTTGAAGGTGTTAATACAGATGGGGACTATGAAGAGAAGATAATCTATCAAGGAAAATGTATCTATACAGATAAGTCTAACCAAGTCCTTAATGCTGAAAGGCAATTGGTTACTCTTAGTGGTAAGGCAGTTATTGAAGGAGCTATTTATGATGGTCCATTTGAAGGATATGCCATAATTGATGAAAGAAAGAAAAAGATTTATTCTATAGAAAGGCCTTTAAATCCAGATGGAACAGTATTCAGTACGGAGATTAATTTACAATAATGAATGTTAAAATAGATATTAAACTTAATAATGAGAATATAAATAGACTCATTAGAGCTCATGTGAAGGCTTTAGAAATGACAGCAGATGCAACATTAAGTGATATTAAAACAAGTCAGGTAGTTCCTAAAGATAATGGTCCTCTTGAAGATAGTAGTTTTGTAGATACTACAGGAATTAATTGGGGATATACAAGAATTGTTTTTGATACTCCATATGCTCGTAGATTGTATTGGCATCCAGAGTATAATTTTAGGCATGATAAAAATCCTAATGCACAAGGTAAATGGATGGAGATATATTTAACTGGTGAAAAGCAACAGTTTATTAAAGATACTTATTCTACATTCTTTAAGCAACTTAGCAAAGGATTGGTGAAGTAATGTTATTAAGTGAGATAAGAGAATATTTAAAATCTAAAATAGAATGTCCTCAATGGTATTTAAATAAATGTGGAGGTAAGGAAGAAAGTATTACAATATATAATACTAAAGGTCCAGCTCCAAGAATAGCTATAGGAGGTCTAGAACAAACAAGCTATACTACTAAAGCTATTTCTATTTTAGTACATTGGGGAAAAGATAGTAGTAAAGCTGAGTTAAAAGCAGAGGAAGTATATAATGCTTTCTTTTGTCAGAAAGGTTTAATTGGGGGTAAGAACGTCAAATTATTTAAAATGATAACTGATAATCCAATTTATGTAGGTACTGATGAAGAAGGCATTATTGAATATGTAATAGAAATAATAATTTATTATGAAAGGTAGGTATATTAAATGGCATTTAGTGGAGTATTCCCAGTATATAATTTAATATTTAAAATTGGTACAAAAGGTAAAACTAGTGCAGATCAAGATATGAAACCAATTGCTGATATGGAAACATTCTC